TTAATAGACGGAAACCGAAATGTCAAGACAAGTATCTAATGTCGATATCATTACAGACAGTTTTGAAATTTGGTTGCTAGAAACCAATGAACTTCTTAATGCGTTGTCTACAGAAATCCTTACTGCAAATGTAACCTATGCTAATACAGGAAACTCTACTGTTAGCAGAACGGCTCAACTGTGGGGTCAGTTTGGTGCAAATAATCTAGTTGTAAGCAACTGGCTCAAGGGCGGTAACGTCAACGGTCAATATGCTAATCTGATGATCAGCACGAATACGATGGTCTCTAATAACAATGCTGCTAATCTTAACTCAATGGTTATTAACAGTTCATCATTCAGTTATATGACACCTATTGGTGGATATTTCGGTAATACTTCTGCTAATAGTCTTATTAACTCAATTTCTATTATAACCCAATCTGGATTACAAGTCAATACAAATATTAGCCCTATTTTAATCCAGATCGCAAACACTACATCAACTGCCAACGTAACGCCAACAAGTTTCAAAACTGGTATCTTCACAGGTAATACGATAGCAATGTCAGTAGGCGCAAATGTTATTGCGAATGCGACAACATATTTTGTAAATGGTGCATATTCATATTCGTTAACAGATGCAACACAATTCACAACCTATTCAGCCAACGCCACATCTAATGGTCAAGTTATCATTAATGTGCAAAGCAATAGCACAGGTTCTATTGAAATTGGAGGAACTGTTGGCGGTCTTATTGACTTTAAGGCTCCACTTGCTGATGATTACGATTACAGATTCTTATCAAATACTAGTGGACTCTTTATCATTGGTGGTTCTTCGACAAGCACTGCCAATATTATCTATATTAATTCTGCGAATCTTAATGTTGATAGTGGCACATTGTTTGTCGATCAAATTAATAACAGAGTAGGCGTTGGAACAACTACCCCAATACAAGCATTTGACGTTGTGGGAAATGCAGTGCTTTCTGGACAAAGCACTGCTGATCAGTATTTCAGAATTGGTGAAGCACGGTCTGGAAATGGTAACAGTTACATTGACCTTCAGGGCGATGCGACATACACAGGTGGATTGAGACTCATTCGCGCTGATACTGGCGCAAATGCCAACAGTTCAATGATCCATCGCGGTACTGGTGCTCTCACTATTCAATCCACTGAAGCCGCTCCTATCGTAGTGCTAACCACATCACTTGAACGTGTTCGTGTTTTGGCAACTGGCGAAGTCGGTATTGGTACAGCAACTCCAACAAACAAGTTGTCTGTTGCTGGTAACTTAGGATTACAAACTTCTGGTTATATCGCTTTCTCTGCAACTGTTGCTAGTGCTACAAACTATTCATTATTTGGAAGCACAACTACAACAACGCTCAATGGTCCATCTGCGGGAACGATTACTTTTAATATTAATGATGCCGAAAAGATGCGCCTTGACACAAACGGTAATCTTGGAATAGGCACAACTACTCCAACAAGAAGACTTTCTGTAACTGCGAATACCAATGGTAATGAAGGATTGATCGTTACCAACTCGAACACTGGTGCTTCAGCACAGACAACCATTTCAATGAACGCTCAAGGATGGACAGGGCTTCAACTTGTTCAAAATCAAGCAACAGGGCTTGTGACGCTTTATAATGGCGATAACACCTCGATGGTGCTTTCAACGAATGCGCTAGAGCGTATGCGTATTGATGCTGGTGGCAATACAGGCATCGGTAACACCACACCCGATGCTAAGTTAGCAGTTACTGGTACAGCAAACGTTTCTGGTGCTTCTCGTTTTGCAAACACATTTGCGGTTATCGGTACATCTTCTTTTGCAAACACAATAACAATTCAAAATGAAAATGTTATTGATGTGTCATCGAACGCAAATATAGGCACATTTATTGGTCTTATTCCTATCTATAGTTTCCCTAAAGCAACTTATTCTTCTGGTAAATTTACTGTTCAAGTTAAAAATACAGGCAATACACAGATCGCAGATATGCTTATTGCACATGATAATACCACTGCTTATGTGACAGTATTTGGTACAGTGGCATCTCCTAATGCCGCAAACGGAAGTGTGTCTCCTCTTGGAAATTTTGTTGCTAACGTAAACGGTTCAAATATTGATCTTCTAATTAATCAAACAATAGCAAGTTCGGCTGTTAAAATTATAGCAAATCTAATAAAGTAAGAGAAACATGGCAAACAATAGATTTAAAGTTGATAATGGTCTTGTTACTGGTCCTACTGGTAATAGTGAATTTTACACAATAGCAACTTTTTATGCGAATACGGCTGTTGCTTCTGGCGCAGAGTTGCAACTTCCTAGCGGGGCGGGGCTAAGAGCGAGCGGCTCTCTAGGCACTCCTGGATATTCTCTTGTCACTGATGGGACTTCTATCTCTTGGGCACCAAATGCTGGATATACAGGCTCTCGTGGATATACAGGCTCTCTTGGATATTCAGGATCACAAGGTGTTGGGTACACTGGATCATCTGGAGCATCTGCTTCACAAGGTTATACAGGTTCACAGGGACCACAAGGTATTCAGGGCATTCAAGGTAGCCAAGGCAATCAAGGTATTCAAGGTCTCACTGGCTCGACTGGTCCTGCGGGTGCTGGCTTAACGGGATCAACTGGAGGCACAGGATTAACTGGTTCTAAAGGTGATACTGGATTAACAGGATTAACTGGCTCTCAAGGTATTCAAGGGCTTGTAGGATCAACTGGCTCTATAGGATTAACTGGTTCTACAGGATTAACTGGTTCAACTGGCTCGGGTTTAACTGGCTCTTCTGGTGCTGCTGCAACAATTTCTGTCAATAGTACAACGACAACCGATCCTGCTGTTACTCCTGCCGCTAGTGTTACCAACGGAGGCACGTCGAGCGCGGCTTCTCTTAATTTCAGTATACCCAGAGGATACACTGGTTCTAAAGGTGATACTGGATTACAAGGTTTAACTGGCTCTTCTGGTGCTGCTGCAACAATTTCTGTCAATAGTACAACGACAACTGATCCTGCTGTTACTCCTGCTGCCAGCGTTACCAACGGAGGCACGTCTTCTGCTGTTGTTCTTAATTTCAGTATACCTAGAGGATACACTGGTTCTAAGGGTGATACTGGATTAACAGGATTAACTGGACCTGCTAGTACTGTTGCTGGTCCTGCTGCAACAATTTCTGTCAATAGTACAACGACAACTGATCCTGCTGTTACTCCTGCCGCCAGCGTTACCAACGGAGGCACGTCGAGCGCGGCTTCTCTTAATTTCAGTATACCCAGAGGATACACTGGTTCTAAAGGTGATACTGGCTCTCAAGGTATTCAAGGGCTTGTAGGATCAACTGGCTCTATAGGATTAACTGGTTCTAAAGGTGATACTGGCTCTCAAGGTATTCAAGGGCTTGTAGGATCAACTGGCTCTATAGGATTAACTGGTTCTAAAGGTGATACTGGTTCAACTGGAACTTTCACTTCTGGCGCTGCTGTAACTCTTGGAAACATCACAGGCAATGGTTTTGCAAATATAGCCGGAGAGTTTCAAGCGCCATATATGCTATTCAATAGTACCAATAAGCATCTTATATATGATGGTGGGACTGATATTATCGCTTTCCGAATAAACTCAGGAAGCACTGGCGATGCATATATGAATTTAAAAGCCGTAAGCGGAGAACCAACGCTTGACGGAAGCGGGGGCGCGATAAGACTGTCTTCAGCAGGAACAACCAAATTGAGAGTTGATGCTTCTGGTGCTGCTGTAACTGGAACACTAACTGCGACTGGCGATATCACTGCATATTCATCTTCTGATAGATCACTCAAGAAGAACATTGTCTCTATCGCAAATGCTATCGAAGGCGTTAAGGCAATCAGAGGTATTCGATATGATTGGACAGAAGAATATCTGGCGTCAAAAGGCGGCGTTGATGGTTACTTTGTTAGAGCAAATGATGTCGGTGTTATTGCTCAAGAACTTCAAGAAGTGTTGCCAGAAGCGGTTGGCGAAAGAGAAGATGGAATTCTTGCAGTTAAATATGAACGCATTGTTCCGTTGCTGATTGAAGCAATCAAAGAACAACAAATCCAAATCGATAAACTTACTAAAATGATTGAGGGTTAATTATGACTTACACATATCACTGGGACATAAAGTCTTTTCAAGTTGCACCATCTTCTGATGGTTTAACAGAAGTTATTAAACAAGTTGAGTGGGATTATCATTGTTCAGATGACAATGATTCTTCTTTATATTCTGGTTACACCAATCTTTCTGCACCAAATTCTGCTGAGTTTATTTCTTATGAAGAGTTAACAAAAGATGTTTTGATTTCATGGATAAAGAGCCATGTAAATGAAGATGAATTGAAAGTTGTTGTGCGAGATCAACTAGAACGTGCTAAAGTTCCTGTTGTGGAAACAAGAATACCGAACTTTTAATAGGAAAATAAATGACTTTACAGACATCTGGCGCTATTAGTTTAGGGAACATTCAAACCGAGTTTGGCGGTTCGAATCCTATATCTATGTCTGAGTATGTAAAAGGTGGCAGTTATGTTCCGTCTACAGCCACAAACACTAATATTCCATCAACTACATCAAACATGAGTTTCAGTAAGTTTTATGGTGGTTCTGTTGTTAGTTACTTAGACACACAAACAGTTACAGTTGGCTCTCGTGTTGTTGGCGGTGGTCCAGGCGGCATAAACACTGTATATTCCGGGTTTTCTGGTTTCCTTTCTACAGGTTCTATAACGGATGGAACGAGCAATTTATACAGTGGCGCTAGTATTTTAGAGTTGAACTATAATACAAACACAGGAACAGGGAATTATATCAGTTTCTCTGTAGAAGGATTGGTTAGTAATAGTGGGTGGACAAATATTATCATTGGAGGTGTGTCATTTGCAAGAGCAGACGCAATATATACACTTAGTGGTGGATCAACTCCGCAGTATACCACTTGGAATATCGCAACATCTGCAACAAATCCTTTTGGTGGTGCAGGTTCTGTAGTAACTGTAAACTGGAACTAAGGAACACCAATGTCTATCAAAGCAAATATTGTAATCGATCAAGGTGCCGACTACGAAGTCACTATTGATATCACAGACGACAATGGAGACATTGTAGTTCTAACGGGCTATACTGGTGCTGCACAGATGCGTAAGCACTATACATCAACAACTGCTTATAACTTTGGTGTTAATATCTCACCATTAGTTGGAACTGTTACTCTATCAATGCCAGCAGCAACTTCTGCTAATATTGCATCGGGTAGATATGTTTGGGATTGTGAACTGACAAGTTCTGCTAATGTTGTCACAAGAATCGTTGAAGGCATTGTTACAGTAACACCACAAGTAACGAGGGTATAATGGTTCTTAATGCTAAACTGAGAACAGTAAACAACATCACAGCCAGAGTCAATACGACTAGTGGAATCATTACTCCTGTTCCACCTATTGTAATCAGAAATCAAATCCAAGAACAAATCTTTAACAGCATTCAAGATTTACCAGATGTTGCGGAGATAAGCGTTACGGACGGCGCAACTCTAGTGTACAACGCCAATAACGATCTTTACGAAGTCAAGCAACTTGTGATTGATGGTGGCGAGTTTTAATTCGCTCTAGTAAAGTGATAGTCGCCGTCCATAAATCCACCACAAAACATTCCGCCAACTTTTACAAAGCCAATAGAGATTAAATAATCTGTAATCTCTTGGACTTTTGGTGCGCCAATGTTGTAATCAACTGTTTGCATCTCTAGAATAATGTCTTTACAGTTCTTAAGAACTTCAGTAGCACCTCTTAATATGTCAAGTTCTGCACCTTGAACATCCATCTTAATCAGATCAGGCAGAGGCAATCTTTTGTTTTTAACAACAGTATCTAATGTCATCGCGATCTTTTGAACTTTTGCAGATGGCGGAAACAGTTCTGCTGCCCGTGGGCTTAACTCTACATTTTCATCATAATAAGAGTTGCCACCAGGATGTTCTGTGTTTTGATTAAAGTCTACAACTTTAAAGTTTGTGTCTGATAGAACACCCAATGAATATTTGTGACCATAATCGTCATACAGAAACTTAACAGCATCCATCGCCTCAAATAACACATACTCGGAATCTGGCCAAACTGGTTTTGCAGCATTTGTCCAATGAAGTACACATGCGCCAATGTCATAGATTACTTTTGGATTGATACCGCTTTCTTTCATCTTGAAAAGATAATCTATATGTTGTTTTGGTATCAAATCCATTTTGCCTAGTTCTCTAAGTCTGGTCTGTTCTGGAGTTTCCCCAAAGCATTCCGCTACCGCTTCTTTAAAACCGCTCATATCTGCTATAGGTTTGCCGTTGTAAAGATTTGTGTTTTGCGATTCCACTCGAAACACACGTTCGCCAATATGACCACAAACGATAGAAGTATCAACCCAAATACCATAACCTTTTGCATTTGCTTTTTTACAGAAGTCCAAATCTTCGCTAAATGTGTTAGCAAAATCCAAAGTTTGGTGATAGACAAACTGAGGATAACCAACGCTTGCTAAAACTTCTTTTTTAACAAGGACGCAACCGAAACCGCAACCACCAATCTCAATGAGACCCCCGTGTTCAAGAGATTCAAAAGGAACATTTCGGAAGTTCTTATCATAAATTTCGATAACTTGGGGTTCAAGGCGTTGACGATATATACCACTAACAACGTGCTTATCATGTGAGAGCATCTTCTTTAAAGTATCAGGAGTGAAAATAACATCATGGTCCACTGCGAAAAGATAATCATAACTGTTAACAACCCAACTAGCAATAAGGTTGCGGACTTGATCAACGGCATAGCCATAAAAATATTGGAAATCTACCTCATAGCCATCAGGCACTTCAAGATCATAGATTGACTTAAAGGTTTGCACTTCAATATATTTGGCTGTTGGGATTGCAATCAGAATCTTCTTCTTTGGTCCACTCACTTCATTTTTTCCTATCACTTTATTTGCATTTTTTGTTTGCTCTTCACCATTGACTTTGTAATCGTTCAATGGGTTGGCGTCATTGTAGTTATATAGCACGTCTGGAATACAAACAACTTTGTCTGGATTAGCCAGTTCAAGCATCGTATAGAATACAGCAGTATCACCACCAGCCTTTAGCCAGTTACCATTCTCATCTTTGAACGCAGACGTATCTTCAAGTCGCTTAACCAGACTAGAACTAAATGTTCTGAGGTGAGTGTAAGGCATGTTCCATGCAAATCGGTAATCACGATATGACTTATTCTGTTTTACTTCAGGTGGATATGGTTGAGCAATAAGAGGAATGTTGTCTACAACAGACCAGCAACTTCCGTAAGTAAATTCCGCACCTTCTTGGTATAAATTATTAATCTTGTGGAAGATATTAGGATCGTTTATTAGCCAATCATCACCATCAACAAGCATAATTATAGACTCGCCATAATGCATACTTACGCTTTCTAACATCGTTTCGATTTGGTTACAAACAGCACCTTTATTTTCTTCATTTTTACGAAGAAAGAAATCTATCTCAGTATTATAATACATTTGAATTGCTTTATTAGCAACTTCGTATGTGTTATCTGTTGAACAATCATCGATTACCCAAATGGTATAATGTGAATAATCTTGTGCAGCGATTGACTTGATACATCTCTCGATATATTTCTCAGCATTATAAACCGGAACGATCACATCAATATGCATGGACCGACGATATCTTGGCTCTTGCAACTCTTCTGGATTAGTGAAGCGGCGACCAAATACCTTATGCACATCATGATTGATCTTCGAGACTTTGCGATATTCTGAAACAGGAAGATAATCGCCTAATGCTTTATAGAAGTGCTGCTTCCACTGAAGAGCAACCGTATCCCATGTGCAGATATCCTTGATCTGATTGCAAGCATACATCTTCTGCTGGTGAAGGTACTTGTCGTTATACGCTCGTTCGAGCATATCAACAAACCGCTCTACTTGAAAATCGGTATTAATATTTGGAAACAAACTGTTCGGCACAATCGGATATGGAACCTTGTAACAAGCCATATCAATAGCAGTCTCTTCCAATGCACCGAAGTTGCAAGTGACAAGAGGCGTATTATAAAAAAGAGACTCTAGCGTAGAGATGCCAAATGTTTCAGGAAACGCGGTAGGGTAGACCATATAAGATGCTTTAGCAAGAATCTCTGCGATTTCTTTTTGAGGAATGATTCCAGTGAAGTCGATTTTATCGCCATACTTTGCAACTAACTCGTGGTATTTTTCCTCTAACTCATCTGGTGGTGAATCATCACGAAACTTGTAATATCCACCAATAACCTTAAGTTTCGCATGTGGAACTCGTTCAAGAAATTTTGGCCACACTCTTTCGATAAGAGGAATCATACCCTTTGACACTGATGCATTATAGACAAACAAATCAGGGTCTTTGTCGCGCACATCAACCCAATCAATATGCTTCTTCATTCCGTTGCGTGTCTGGAAGATATACTTCTTCATGGTCTCAAACATACGCTTGCCGCCATGATCACAATTACTAGTATATGAAGTGTGGAAGTCTGACAGAGTAAATACTTTATCAATTCTACCAGCAACCAAGAAAGGCTCAATTAATTGATCGCCATCACAGAAAGTATCGTGCATCCACAGTACTTTGTAATTGGCTTTAAAATTATCAAAGTTTGGAAGATTTACAAACGACTTAAACGATTGTTTAAGTTCTGGAGGAGAGAATACTGCAACTGACCTTGAAGCAATAATAATATCATATTCTAATGTTTTTCCCTCGATATATGATAAAGGTCTGTAAAGAACTCCATCATATTCTCCAGGAACAGAATTATCACTGCTACAGTCATTGTAAACGGTAACATCAAATCCTACTTTGACAAGTTCTTTTGCCATAAGAATAACAGCAGACTCAGAGCCACCAAGCCCACGTTTTTCTAAAGTGCTTCCATCATATGAAAGTCCCAACACATCAACAATCGCAATCTTCATTTCACACTCCAATAAATCATTCTTATAAATAAGTCTACTATAGATTCTGTAGTAAGTCAACTATATAGTTGTCTTCATAAAGATACATATCGACTAGGAGAGCCATATGGCTGCTATTAAAGATGTCAAGTTTAAGAGAACGTCTGTTCCTGGAAAGGTGCCGACGCTTGCCGACATTAGTGTTGGTGAACTTGCAATCAATCTGGTCGATAAGAAACTTTATACAGCAAACACAACAGCAGTTTTTGAACTAGGCGGAAATCTCACAAACTTAAACGTGAGCAACACCGCAACGATCAATACGGCTAGTATCTTCACACTTAGCGCAAATGGCGCAGTTGGTCTTCCTGGACAAGGATTGACTTCTAACGGCACGTCTATCTATTGGTCTAATAATCCAGGTTATACAGGATCACAGGGTGTTATTGGTTATACTGGCTCTTTTGGATTTACAGGATATACAGGATCGTTTGGATACACTGGCTCGCAGGGTGTTATCGGTTATACAGGATCATTCGGCTACACAGGTTCATTCGGCTACACGGGTTCGTTTGGCTATACTGGCTCTAAAGGTGTTGATGGTACGATTGGCGTAGACGGCTACACAGGTTCTCAAGGTGTTATAGGTTACACTGGTTCGAAGGGTGCTGATGGGATTATTGGTTATAATGGTTCAATTGGCTATACTGGTTCTCAAGGTGTTATCGGTTACACAGGTTCCAGAGGAACTGATGGGATAATCGGGTATAATGGTTCTAATGGCTACACAGGTTCTCAGGGCGCGACTGGCTACGTTGGATCACAAGGCATCGGTTACACAGGTTCTGCTGGCATCACGACATCATATGTATTTGATGGTGGTAGCCCAACAGCAGATTATTCATTAGGTCCAGCATTTGATTGCGGAGGAGTTTATTAATGGCTAACATTCAATTCCAACTTAGAAGAGGCACTGCTGCACAGTGGACAGCCGCTAACACAACTCTTGCTGCTGGTGAAATCGGTATTGAAACTGATACACAACTGTTCAAGATCGGCAACGGCTCTACATCATGGAACATTTTGTCATATGGTGGTTTGCGCGGTTATGTTGGTTCTCAGGGAACAACTGGATATACTGGCTCGCAAGGCGCGACAGGCTATACCGGATCGATGGGCTATACTGGCTCAATCGGTTATACAGGGTCTCAAGGCGTAACAGGTTATACTGGATCATTGGGTTATACTGGATCATTGGGTTATACTGGATCATTGGGTTATACTGGATCACTAGGATATACAGGTTCTAAGGGTGATATTGGTTACAGTGGATCATTTGGTTACACCGGATCGCTAGGATATACTGGTTCGTTTGGTTATACTGGCTCGCAAGGTGTTATTGGTTATACAGGTTCTAAGGGTGATGTTGGTGCTCAAGGACCTCAAGGTCAGTTTGGTGGTGCTGCATTTGAATACAACTACAGCAATAATACAGCAAACACCGATCCAACTGCTGGTTATTTAAAGTTTAATAGCACAAATCTTGCTACAGCAACATCAATGTATATTGATTATCTTGATATCACTTCTACAAGTGCATATAACTATTTGCAAACGATTGACGATTCTACATCTGCTATTAAAGGAACATTTAGACTTGAAGAAAAAGCAAATAATGCAAACTTTGCTTATTTCTCTATTACGGGTAATCACACAGAATCTGGTCCTGGTGGATATTTTACAGTTCCTATCGCATGGTTAAATGGCGTAACTTCATTCACTAATGGATTAGATTCTATTATTACATTCGTTAGAACTGGTGATAAAGGTGACACAGGTTATACTGGATCGCAAGGAATTATTGGTTATACAGGCTCGTTCGGTTATACTGGATCACTAGGATATACAGGCTCACTCGGCTATACAGGTTCTAAGGGTGATATTGGTTACAGTGGATCATTTGGTTACACCGGATCGCTAGGATATACTGGTTCGTTTGGCTATACAGGTTCACTTGGCTACACTGGATCGCTAGGATATACTGGTTCGTTTGGTTATACTGGCTCGCAAGGTGATATTGGTTACAGTGGATCATTTGGTTACACCGGATCGCTAGGATATGTTGGTTCTCAAGGACCAACTCCAGTATCAACCATATACACTGCACAATCACTCAATCTAACTGGTGGTGTGTATGTTTCTGGTTCTTTATCAAGTGTTCAAACATTCAACGATGGAAACAGTTATACGATCACTGATGGTACAGGAACAGGTCCAGCATGGTATATTGATTTCGGATTTACTGGTGTTACATCTTTTAACCAAGTTGATTTAAATATTCAATACACAGTAAGTTCTGGTCATACAATCTATGTTCAGTTATACAACTATGCTATTGCTGGTTGGGACAACGTTGCGCAATATAGTGGTCTAACTGGATATACACAGTTTCAGTTAGGTGTTATTTCTAGTACAAACTATATTAATGCTGGTGCGGCAACTGTAAGACTTTACCATAGTAACACTGGTACTGCTGGTCACACAACAAATATTGAATATGTATCTATCGTAGATTCTATTGCTGGTGGTCAAGGTCCTAGAGGATTTACTGGATACACAGGTTCTATTGGTTATACTGGTTCTCAAGGCGTTATTGGATATACTGGTTCTCAAGGTATTATTGGTTATACTGGTTCTCAAGGCGTTATTGGATATACTGGTTCTCAAGGTATTATTGGTTATACTGGATCGCTTGGTTACACAGGTTCACAAGGTGTAATCGGTTATACAGGTTCTACGGCAGCATTAGCAATATTTACATCGCCCACAAGTCTTACAATGTCTTCGACCTATGGTGCATACTTTGCTAACCACACAACAGGAACAATCACTTTTACATTACCCGATGCTACATTAAATACAGGTATCTTGTTGCACATTAAAAACATAAATACAGGCATATTAAACATAGCAGGAACGCAAAATATCGATTCTAGCGCAACACCACTAATAATGCAGTATAGAAACTCATCTGTTAGACTTATAAGCGATGGAACAAGTTGGAAAATCTTTTAAGGAAATAAAGAATGGCATATTTCGAAGTCTCAAACTTAGCCGATTCCAGTCTTTTATCGTCCACAACGATTGGCTCGGCTTATACCAACGTCACACTTACTAACGGTAGTGCTACGATCAGCGGTCTTAGCGGGCTAAACAGCACTTATCTTGGCGATTATATTAACAGCACTGCTGGTTTTCCTATCGGCACATTTATTGTTTCTATTACAAATGCCACAACGGCGGTGTTGTCAGCACCATATACTGGTGTAACAACTTCTACTGCTACGCTCGCTCTATATCCTTTAACTGGTCCTTCTATTGATACAACTGGTTATCCATCTATCGTGCTTCAGTTGGGTGGTGTTTTTGTTGGTCAGATGTATATCGAAGGATCAAATGACAACACTAACTGGGATAAACTTTATGTTCTTCCGTTGAATGATGTTGTTTTGACTGATGACATTACGTCTATGGGTAACTATCATTTAAAGACATCAACAAGATATATTCGCTACAACTTCCAGCAAATATTCAATGGTACACCAACATTAACGATTTATGGAAGATCAGGTACTGGTCCTTCTGCTGCTGATGGTCTGTCTCTTGCGTTATCACAAGAACAGAATATTCCACTTAACGTCAACTTGTCATCAGGTATAAAGAAAGATTCTACCAACGCTCTGTTTATTTCTGATGCTCCTACGCTTGTTCAGTTAGTTGCGGCAGTCGGTCAAATAACTGTTATCGATATGCAGGGTTATAATACGATTCACTTAACGACTAATGCATATGCAGCATCTGGTGGTTTCCAAATATCAAACTCAAATGACGGTACAGCAACATCATTTGCTACCAACCAGGCTGCTCTTTCATCTGCAACCGGTGGTACTATGTCTACTGCTATTGTTGCTTCTACAACATATGCATTTACTCCGAATGCTCGTTATGTGCGTATTGTTTGCACAACCGCAGGTATGTTATCATATTTCTTACGCAACACACCAAACAGTGGCATCGTAGCACAAAACTTAACAGCAATCGGTGGTGCTGCTGTATCTTCTACTGCCGCACAACTTGGCGTTAACGTTGTACAGTTTGCTGGTTCGTTTGTCAACGGCGGTGTTGCTGGTTCTATAAGCGTCGGCGGCGCATCAGCCGTAGGTGTTGCACCAACTTATAACTATCTTGGCGCAAGCGGCATCGATACTTCTGGTTTGGCTAGACGTATTCTTTCTGATACAACAGGCCGTTTGCAGATAGCAGGATTCAACGCAATCTCTGCACAGTTTGCAAACACTTCTACAACAAACCCATTAACCGCAGTTGGTGCAATCACTGGCACAAACCAGGCAACGGCTGCATTAAACGTTCAAGACACTGCTCAATTTGAAGGACAATCTCTTGTTGAATTGCTTGCCTTGATGTTACTAGAATTGCGTATTGCTAATCAACAGCGATATGAAATGGTATACCTGCTAAATAATGGTATACAAAACGCAATGGACCCACCTGAAAACTTCAGAAACGATTCATCATCTCTCTTCTTCGTACAATAAACAAACTCTAAAGGAGACATTATATGTTAGTACAAAAACAAGTAGGACCAGTGACTACAACTTCATCTTTGGCTGCTGGTGCCGCAATCAACGGTCGTCTTGGAAACATGGGTGAGGATATCGTATCCGAACTGCACGGTCGTTATTATGAAACAACTTATCGTCGTGCAATGTTCACTGGTGCTACTCAGGCTGTCATCGCAACTGCTACTGTTGCAGGTCCAACTGCTTCAACGACTGGCGTTCCTGTGTTGTATAATCCAATCGGTAACGTCAACAACGTGATTATTACAAAGGTAGGCGTAGGCTTTGTTCTAACCCCAGCCGCTCCTCTTGTATATGGTATTGCTACCGGTTACAATGGTGCCACTGCCGTTTCTGGTACTTTAACTTCTGTAACCCCTAAGAACCGTTTCATCGGTCTTGGTGCCGCTCCAACTGCCGCGATGTATTTCTCGGCTGCTATCACTCTTCCAACTGCACCAACTGCTGATATTATCTTGGGCGTTGTTGATCAAGGTGCTGTCACAGTCTCTTCAGTTGGACCAGCCTCGATGGTCGATCTTGAAGGAAGCATCATTCTTCCTCCAGGTGCGTATGCGACTATTTACACTTCAGCCGTAATGGTTGCTTCTTCGTTGCTCGCTTCGTTCCAGTGGGAAGAAGTTCCTATCTAAGTATTGCTTAAGATATGGGGGATTTATTCCCCCATATTTTTTATCTCTGTACAATCATAACTAAATAATAGTTGCAACAGAGAAAGTTAAAATGAACACGAGTATTATATACGTTTCATCCAATACAGACCCTCAGTCAATAGATTCTATATCTTTGGCTGAGGTTCACTCTGTCCAGTACACAATACAAGCATCCACAAATACTGGTATCAGTGTTTCTAAATGCCAAGTTACTCATGATGGTGTTACGATTGGTGATATTCAAAGAGGATATACACTTAACAATGGTGCACCTCTAGAATATTCAACTGACATTACCAACTATTCTGGTAGATTAATGGTAACTCCATCTGCTAACGTCACTACATTTAAGATTCAAAAAGAAACTATTGAATGTAACGTCTATTCAGAGAACACACAAAGCGGAAGAATGATCAAGGCTACTGAAGGCTTTGCTGTTGAT